CTGCCGCAGCGTTCTCGAACATCCCAGGCCTGCTCGAGTAGAGGCCTGATCCCCCGGAGGGGGATATACCATGTCCATTGTGACCAATACCTACGAGACCTACGGTGCCAAGGGCATCCGTGAGGACCTCGCAGACATCATCTACAACATCTCGCCGACCGACACGCCGTTCATGTCGAACATCGGCCGGGGCGTTGCCAAGCAGACCCTGCACGAGTGGCAGACCGACGCCCTCGCCGCAGCCATCAGCACGAACGCAGTTGTCGAAGGTGACGATGTCGCCACCTTCCCGAGCGTGGCCGCGACCACCCGGGTCGGCAACTACACCCAGATCTCGCGCAAGCTGATCATCCTGTCCGACACCCTCGAGGTCGTGGACAAGGCTGGTCGGAAGAGCGAGCTGGCGTACCAGCTGGCCAAGCGCTCGAGCGAGCTCAAGCGCGACATGGAGACCACCATCCTCACCGCGCAGGGCGGAGATGGCGGCGGGGCCGCGACGGCCCGCACCCTGGCTTCCATGAATGCGTGGCTCAAGACGAACATCGACATGGCCACCGACGGCACCAGCCCGTCGTGGACCAGCGGCGTTCCTCCGGTTCCCCGCACGGACGGCACCCAGCGTGCCTTCACCGAGACCATCTTCAAGTCGGTGGTCCAGCAGATCTGGGTTTCCGGTGGAGACCTGAAGATGTGCATGGTCGGCCCGTTCAACAAGACGGTGGTGTCCGGCTTCCAGGGCATCGCGACCAAGACGTATTACCAGTCGGCTGCCAAGGCCTCTGCGATCATCGGGGCTGCTGACGTGTACGTCAGCGACTTCGGCACCCTGAGCATCGTTCCGAACCGGTTCCAGCGCGAGCGGGATGCCTGGTTCATCGACCCCGCCTACGCTGGCCTGGCCTTCCTGCGGAACTTCCGCACGGTCGTCCTGGCGAAGACTGGCGATGCCGAGAAGCGGATGCTGCTGGTCGAGTACACCCTGAAGGTGAACAACGAAGCCGCGCACGGCCTGGCGGCGGACCTGACCACCAGCTGAGCGTAGCTGAGTCAACAGTAACCCTGGGCGCGGGTCAAGGCGCCCCCCGGCCGACAAAGCCGTGGTGAGGGAGCACCAAAGAGCGGTAGTCCGCAGAACATGTCTGCGGGCTGCCGCTTTCCCCTTTCACTCATTGGAGGACCGATGCTGAATTCCCTGAAGTCCCACGCCATCGTCGCGGCGTTCGTGGCCCTTGCGGCCATCTTTGCGACCCACAGCTTCGAGCAGAGCCGCCTGATCCAGGTGAAGGCCGAGCTCAAGGCGGCCCAGATGGAGACCGCCAACGCCCGCACCCAGCTGGAGGCCGCTGTCCTGGCCGCCAAGACTGGCGCGGCGCACGCCGACACCGTGTACCAGCGGGTCATCGTCCGCGCTCCCGCCGTCGCCGTCGCGCATGACAGCGCCGTCGCCGCCGTGGCCGCCGCCCCCGATACCTGCAAGCCGGTGATCGACGCGCTGACCCTTGAGAAGGACCTGGTCACCCAACAGTACCACGATGCCGACTCTGCGTTCCATGCCTCTCAGGAGGCCCTGAAGAACCTGACCCCGGCGGCCTCGGCCGGGGCCGGCGCCCTGGCTGGAGCGGACACCGCCCTCGGTCACGCCAGCAAGCGGGTCGGCGGAAGCTTTCTCGGCAAGATCGTCCCCAAGATCGGGGTCGGGGCCTACATCGGCTACGACGCGCTGCACAAGACCATCGCTGCTGGACCCGCCGCCTTCGTCGGCTGGACCTTCTGATGAAGCGCGAACTCGACCCGGACATGATCGACGTACCCACCAAGCGGATCTTCCACATGGGGGAGCACGACGACCAGTTCCACATCGAGACCCGCCAGGACGTGGCGCCGGTCCTCGAGGATGCGAAGTTCCAGGCCTCCCACTACGACGAGCGGTCGCGGTGGAAGGACATCAACCATGTCGCACAGATCCCGCTGGTCATCATCGCTGAAGAGCGGAAGAAGGGTCGTGACCTGATCAACGACCCCGAAGCGCTCAAGCAATGGCTCAACGACCCCGACAACAAACACTTCCGCACCAGACCAGGGAGAATCTAATGTCCAAGAAGTCGAAGCCCGTCCTGAAGGTCCTCGACGGTGGCGTCGAGGAGCAGGTCCCGATGTTCGATGTGATGGTAGCCGTCCCCTGCGGGGAGAATGTGACCGCCGACTTTGCCCGCTCCCTGGCCCTGATGATGGGGTACAGCGCGGTCAAGCTCGTGGCCGAGAACATCGCTCGCATCCGGGTCCGGTTCATGAAGAACACCTACATCGACGCCGCTCGGTTCAAGCTCGTGCAGGAAGCGGCCAACGCCGGCTGCTCGCACATGCTCTGGCTGGACAGCGACATGAAGTTCCCGAAGGAGACCCTCGAGCACCTGCTGCAGCGGAACAAGCTGATCGTGGGCGCCAACTACTCGACGCGCCTCGGCGCCCCCCGGCCGGTGACGTTCAAGCACGTCGACGTGACTGACCAGGGAGGCCACGTCTACTGCTACACCACCCCGGAGAGCACCGGGCTGGAGCAGGTCGACGCGCTGGGCTTCGGCTGCGTCCTGGTCGACATGGAAGTCTTCTACGCCAAGATCAAGCCGCCCTTCTTCAAGGTGACATGGGATGACAAGGGTGTCTCAATGACAGGCGAGGATGTACATTTCTGTCAGCTGGCTCGGGCTGCCGGGGTAGACATTTTCGTCGATCATGACCTGTCCCAGGCCATCGAGCACGGCGGATTCTTCTCCTTCAAGAACGAGCACGCCGCCCTCATTCCCGAGGCGCGAGAAGCCGCAGCGGCCGAGCTGGCCGAGCGCAAGGCGATCCTGGACAGCAAGCCCCAGACGCCGAAACTGATCGTGGAGGGGTAACGCATGCTCGACGGAACGTACGGGGGGCTCAAGGCCTCCGTCCTCGACTGGCTGGTCCGCCCGGACCTGGCGACCGTCTTCCCTGACTTCGTCAAGGGATGCGAGGCGCGGTTGCGGCGTACCCTGAAGACGACGCAGGTCGTGACCCTCGACTTCACCATCGACGCCGCGACCTACACCCTCCCGACCGATGTCCAGGATGTGACCTCCCTCTACCTCGTGGGCCCGCAGTATTACGGCCCGCTGCAGCTGGTCACCCCGGAGCGCAAGGCGTACCTGGACGGCATCGGCGGGGGCAGCACCTCCCTTGGAATCCCGCAGTATTTCACCAACATCGCCGGGGTCCTGACCTTCGGCCCGGGCACCCCGAACGGCTCCTTCCCGGCCCAGGCGATCTACGACCAGAACATCGTCGCGCTGGACACGGCCGACACCGCCAGCACGAATTGGGTGCTGACCAACCATCCTGACGTGTACCTCTACGGCTGCCTCACCGAGGCCTCGCCGTACATCAAGGACGATGAACGCCTCCCGTTGTGGGACACGCGCTTTCAGACGGCCCTGCTCGAGCTCTCGGTCGCTCGCGACCGGGCTCAGTACGGCGCGAATACCCCCATCGGCAGACCCAAGAGGAGCCTCTAAATGGCTAACGGCGCAACCACCAACTACTCGTGGATTCTCCCGGAAGTCGGCAGCGATGCCGGCGCCTGGGGTGGCCACCTGAATAGCAACCTGACCGACCAGGACACCACAGTCAAAGCGATCAGCGACGTGGCCGATGCCGCGCTGCCGAAGGCCGGCGGCACGATGTCGGGCGACATCACGTTCTCCCAGGCCGCCGCGAAGATCATCCCCGGCGCCACCAGCTTCACGGTACGGGATCACGCGGACGCCGAGGACAACCTGTACATCGCGGACAGCGGCGACATCCTGACCCGGGGCGACCTGGGGATCGGTGCCGACCTGGACGTGCCCGGAAATGCGGAAGTGCATGGCGCCCTGACGGTCGATGGCGCCCTGACCGCCCCGCTCCCGGCCGTGAGCGACACCGGAGCTCCGAGCGATTCCGGGTCGGGCACCGTCACCGGCACCTGCGACATGACGCTGCACCGTAACTGGTCGAAGATCAGTTCGCCGATTGCCGGCTTCGATACCAACTACATTTTCGAGCTCACGAATACCGTGGCGAATGCGTTGGTCGTGCTCTCCTGGGAGACTGGATCGCTGGCCGGCACCTGCAACATCAAGGTCAAGGTCGGCTCGCGCACCATCACCCTGAAGGCCGCAGCGGGCAGCAGCACCTACGGCTTCGCCATCGTCTACCTGAACGCGACCGGCGGCCTGGCCGGAGCCACCGGACAGCCCTGATGGATACGGAGATGGTTGCCGAGCTGTACAGCCGGCTGGGCCGGATCGAGGGCAAGACGGATCAACTGATCGGGACCCTTGCCGAGCAGCATGTCGTGATCGAACGCCGGGTGTCGGGCATCGAACGCCGGGCCTCGAACCTCGAGAAGGCGGAAATGAAGATCATCGGGATCGCGGTCGGCGCCTACGCGCTGACCGGGGTCCTGCTCAAGCTGGGCCTCTTCCACCTTCCGTGAAGATCGCCCAGGGTGACCGCAAGCTCTCGGTCGCGCTGGTGGCCTTGGTCTCGGGATTCGTCCTGGCCCTGCTGCAGCGCTTGACCGCAGACTACGCCGAGGTGGTGTCGGTCGTGGTCGGCTCGTTCATGGTCGGCAACTCGGTGGAGCACTACTCGAAGTCCAAGACGCCGCCGGAGGACAAGTGATCCAGGAGGGCTGGGACAAGACCAAGTTCTTCGAGGGCCTCTCGCTCACGCCGTACAAGGACGTGGCCGGCTGGTGGACCATCGGTGTCGGGCACAAGACCCCCGGTCCGACCGGGGCGATCAGCCTCGAGACCGCCATGTCCCTCTACAAGGCAGACTACATGCGGGCCGAGGCGCACGCGCTGGCGCTCTGCCCCCGGCTCGGCGCCTTCCCGCGCCGGCTGGCGGCCCTGACCGACCTGGTCTTCAACGTCGGGTTTGGTGCCGTCGCCGGGCAGGGAGTGATCCAGCAGCTCAACGTCGCTGCCTGGCAGGAAGCGGCCGACCGCTTCAAGCGGTGGAACCATGTCCGACTGCCCCCCTCCGAGGCCTGGCCGCATGGCCAGCTCGTCGAGAACGCCGGCCTCACCAAGCGCCGGATCTGGGGCGCTCAACTGATTGTGGAGGGCTGAGTGCAGAACTACGTCGCGTTGAACCTGCCCCCCGGGCTGTACAAGAACGGCACCGACTACCAGGCCAAGGGCCGGTGGTCGGAAGCGCAGCTCGTGCGCTTCTTCGAGGCCACTATCCGCCCGGTCGGCGGGTGGGTGCCTCTCACCGAGACCGATGACACCCAGGTCGACGCCGGGGCGGTGCCTCGCGGCGCCATCGGCTGGACCGACGACTCGGGCCAGGCCTTCATGGCGTTCGGCACCAAGAGCAAGCTGTACGTCTTCACCGAGGGCGCGGTCGTCGACATCACCCCGTCCGGGTTCACCACCGGCAACACCGACGCGACCTACAGCACCTCCGG